TAAGACAAGATTGACTAGAGTTGAGAGAGATTCACTTTACGAAGGTAGATTGAATCCAATCGCTACGTTCCCTGGACAAGGTGTTACTGTATTTGGACAGAAAACATTACAAGCTAAACCATCTGCATTGGATAGAATCAATGTAAGAAGATTGTTAATTGCTGTTAAGAAGTTTATTGCTTCTTCAACTAGATACTTAGTGTTCGAAAATAACACTGCGGCGACTAGAAACAGATTCTTATCAATCGTTAATCCTTACTTAGAATCAATTCAACAAAGACAAGGTTTATATGCATTTAAAGTGGTGATGGATGAAACCAACAACACTCCAGATGTAATTGATAGAAACATTATGGTTGGTGAGATTTTCTTACAACCAGCAAAAACAGCAGAATTCATAGTTCTTGACTTTAACGTACTACCAACTGGGGCAGCATTTCCAGAATAGTATATAACTAATAATATCAGCTCCCCTAAAATAAATTAGGGGAGTTGGTTATTTTTTAAAAAGAACTATATTTATATTAAAGAAAGAATAACGGAGAAAACTAAATGGCACAACTATTAGACCCAACAGAAGTAATGTTCACATCATTCGAACCGAAGATGTCGAACAGATTTATTATGTACATTGAGGGTATCCCAGCGTATTTAATAAAAGCCGCTAACAGACCAGAAATAACAAACGGAAAGGTTACAATTGACCACGTTAACGTTAGAAGATATGTTAAAGGTAGAAGTGAGTGGAGTGATTTAACAATTTCACTATATGACCCAGTAGTTCCTTCAGCAGCACAAGCAGCTATGGAATGGGTAAGATTACACCACGAATCAGTAACGGGCCGAGATGGTTACTCTGATTTCTACAAAAAAGATATCACATTTAACAGTTTGGGTCCTGTTGGTGATAAAGTAGAAGAGTGGACACTTAAAGGTGCATATATCCAAACCGCAAAGTTCTCAGATATGGACTATACTGGTGAAGATTTAGCAACTGTAGATTTAACACTTACATACGATTACGCAATACTACAATACTAAATACGGATTGTAATAAAAATTGACTATTGAGAAACCCTTACAGAAATGTAGGGGTTTTTTCGTTTAATTAATTATATTTACATATTTATATATGGTTAACCAATATTAGAAAAAGTTTTAAAACGAGAAACGTTATGAGTAAAGAAAATTTAACAGATGAATACCAGAGTAATCTTTCCAACGATGAAATGGTGGAACTTGCTAAGAAACAATACGAAACAAAGCAAGTATCCGATTATAAATTTCCAACTGAATTAGTAGATTTACCATCTAAAGGATTAATTTATCCTAAAGATAATCCATTATCTTCAGGTAAAGTGGAAATGAAGTATATGACAGCTAAAGAAGAAGATATTCTTACAACACAATCATATATTAAAGATGGAACAGTATTAGATAGATTATTTCAATCACTAATCATAGGTAATGGAGATGGAACTCCAATCAAATACATAGATTTAACTACAGGTGATAAGAACGCAATTATGATTGCTGCCAGAGTATTAGGATATGGTAAAGATTACAAAGTAGAAATCCAAGACCCATTCTCAGATAGTAAACAAGAAGAAACAATTGATTTAACTCAATTCGAAAATCGTGAATATGATGGTTCTAATCAAACAGAATTACATAAGAATGAGTTTGAGTTTGAATTACCTAAATCTAAGAGAAAAATTACTTTTCAAGCAATGACTGAATCAAAGGAAAGAAAAGTAAAACATCAAGTAAAGGCCATTGAAAAGGCAAGTAGAAAAACTAAAGATGTAACATCAAGAGAACTAACTACAAGATTAAAGAATATGATTCTTTCAGTAGATGGGGAATCTGATGAAAAAATTATTAAAAACTTTGTAGACAATGAATTATTTGCGTTAGACTCACAATCTCTCAGAGCGTATATTAAGGATGTAATTCCAGACATTGATTTACAGTATGAATTTGTATCTGAAGAGACTGGGGAAAGGAGAGAAATGCTACTGCCAATGGATGCGGGGTTTTTTTGGCCTTCATCAAACCTATAGGAAGCATTTACACTCTCACATATTTGACCTCATTTATCATGGAAATGGTGGATTCAATTTTACGGATGTTTACAATATGCCAATATGGGTTCGTAAGTTCTACATCGGTAAAATAATTGAATTTAAACAGGAAGAGAAAAAGGCAAATGATAAAGAAATGAGAAAAGCTAAATCAAAATCAAGATAAGAATTGAAGAACCTAACTATTTGTTGGGTTTTTCTATATTTATACACAGATAAACTATTAAGGGAACATAATGGCAAAGAATATAATTGAAAAATTAGAAGCGAAGGGTATGAACGAAATATCTATTAAAAAGTTTATAGGTAAAATCGTTAAAGCTTACAAATCTAAAAAGTTAGATAAACTAACTAATGATAAAGAATACCAATCTATGGTCAAAAAGTATAATCTAAATATTCCAAAATGGGGAGCAGAAGATGCATCTTCGAAGGATGTTGCTGACCAAATTGCAAAAACACGAGCTAAGTTCAAAAAAGCAGGTTTAAAATATTAATAAAATAGGTTGTTAGATGGCAAAACTATCAAAAGATTCGAAACAAAGAAAAGCTGATAATCTGGCCCAAGCGGCCCATGAGGAGAATCTTGCCGATTTGTTAATGAAAAAAGTTGGTAGTTATAAAAATATGTCTACCCATCAAAAAAGACTTCTTTCCGATTTAAAAGGAGAGAAGGATATGACCAAACAGATAGAAGTGATTCATGCCGAAAAAGAAAAAATAATAACATCCACTAATAAAAAAGTTATAGAAAACATGGATGAGTTATTAGCTAACTTAGATAGAGTTGAAAAAATAGTCAAAAAAGAAGAAAAACGAAAAAAGATTGGCGATGAAATAAAAGATACTGGTAAAGATATTGCAAAAGATTTAGGTTCTATGGTTGGGTTATCTAGTGAGGTTACATCTGCATTAATGAAGGGTTTTTTCGCAATCGCTGGATTTTTAATAATTAAAGAAATAGCTCAATTCTTTATGAAAACTTTCACCGCCGCCAAAGGTCTTAGTACTGAATTAGGTGTGGGGTATGGTGAAGCCGTCAAACTCTCTGCTCAAGCAAAAATGGCCACCTTCTCTTTCGAAGGTATGATGTTAGGTGCTGATAAAATGAACTCAGCAATGGAGAATCTTGTTAAAACTACAGGTAATGTAAGAATGTCTAATCGAATGATTAAAGATGTTGCTATGTTAACCGAACAAATCGGTTCAACTGATGCTGTAAGTTTAACTCGTTCATTAGATAATGCTGGTCATAGTACAAAAGATTTGATGGCGTTTGCAAAAGAACACGCCAAAATAGTTGGTGGAACTTCTGCAGATGGTATGAAATTCTTAGCTCAGAATCAGTTTGCTCTAAACGATATGACTGAGGATGATATAAAACTTCAAATTGAAAAAGGTATTCGTATGAAGCAAATTGGTGCTGATATGGAGGCCGTCAACAAACTTGCGAGTGAGGCATTAGATATTGAATCATCTATTAAAAATGAGATGAAACTCAGAATGATGACCGGCAAAGATATCAATATGAATGCTCTCAGAGCCGCTCAAGTATCTGGTGATTCTGCAAAAATAGCAGAAGAACAGGCAAAGTTAATAAAAGATTTAGGACCATCTCTCGCTACCAATCTTCAAATGCAAAGATTAATCGGTGATGCCACAGGTATGAGTAAAGAACAAATGTTAAACTATGCAAATGCCACAGGTGAAGCGGGTGATAGAATGAAAGATAATACAGCTGAGGCCGGAATGTTAAACGGAATGTTTGATGGTATGGGTAATATAGTAGGAACTGTTTTATTGGCCATTGCTGGATTAGGAGTAGCAATGTTAGCATTGTGGGGAGTATCAAAATTATTCTCTTTCTTTAAATTAGGTAATCCTGTTACAGGTTTTATTAAGGATTTTGGTGATAAAGATGTACTTATGGGTGCTGCCACTATGGTATTAATAGCTGGTTCGATGTTAATATTCGCAATGGCGATGGGTAAATTTGGTGAAGTTATGAGTGTCGAATCTGTAATGGCAACTGTTATAGGTATGGGATTACTCGGTGGAGCTATGGCATTATTGGCTTATTTGGTTGGAAATCCACTAACCGCAGGCTTTATGTACACAGCAGCAGGTGCTATGTTACTCATGGCTGCCTCTTTCTTAGTATTTGGGTTCGCAATAATGGCCATTGCTAAAGGTTTAGAAATGATGGCCTCATTAGGTGATAAAATTGGTGATTTATTTAAAGTATCAATGTACTTAATTCCAATTGGAGCGGCCCTATTGGCATTTTCCATAATGGCTATGGCTGCTACTCCTTTTCTTCAACTTGCTGGAATTGGGTTCTTAATATTTGGAGCGGCATTAATTGGATTAAGTGTTGCAATGGGATTGATGGGTACTCTTTTACCAGTATTTGTTGCAGGATTAACATCGTTAGCTAGTGTCGCTGGTGAATTACCATCATTGGCCTTAGGATTAGGTTTACTTGGTGTGGCATTAATTCCATTTGGATTTGCTATGAGTTTAATGGCAGGTGCACTTCCTGGTTTATTAATATTTGCTGGTGGTTTAATTTTAGTAGGATTAGCGTTATCATCAATGAGTGGTGGAATGGATATATTAAATGGAATGTCCCAATCCGTAGGAATGTTGGTAAGTTTAGTTCCTGGTTTATTTTCTCTGGCAGCTGCATTTGGAGCATTAGGTTTAGGATTGGCAGGATTGAGTTATGGATTGGCCGCCGTTGGTTTATCATTACCTGTATTATTGGCATTAA